GTTTTTGCTCAAAGGCTATGATCTTAGAGCATTCTTGATATTGACATGTACCACCAACCGAGAAATGAAAACATAAAAATCACCTTCTTTCAATATTTCTATATAAAAATAACACTCTTGAGAGTGCCTGAATTTGTTATATATAAATTAGAATAGTTGTATTAATTATTATTGTATATTTTTAAAGGTTTTTACATTATTTTGCAGAATAATGACTATATAGATTTAACAGGATAAAGAAATATGCTGAACTACATAGTAATGTGTAGAAGTAGTGAATAAAAAGTCATTACGATAACAATTTGGATACCGTGAATGAAAGTTTCATAAATGCTGCACAATCAGCTAAAGATCAATGTGACAAGTATGCAACTACATTTAAATCATTAGGACTTGTTACAAAATCGATTATAGACTTTCAAATCCCAAAAGTAGGTGAGTAATCGCCCGTTCATAAAGTAATTTATGAAATAGTATTGGGTAAATTCATAGAAACTCCTATATGGACAACTATGAGCCAAGCTATGGAAATTCATTTTGCGTACCATAGAAGGTGCAACGCATAGGTAGTGAAGAATGATACTAATAATCTACCCACGAACACCCGATATCCTGTTAAATCTACATTTCTGATTTAGGTATTTTAATTTTCTTTGTTTCAATCTCTAATTTATACGTTATAATTTTTGAAACTGTTTCATTCAATTCTTCTATTAGAAAATTATATTTATAAATAAGTTTCTCGAGCCCATCACCGTTTGATTTTGTTACAATTGCAAAATCATCCATTTCGTTTACCCTTTCCTTTCTAATATTTTTAGATATAAAAAAGAGACTAACTAATAGCCTCTCTGTTGCGCATTTTTATCCGAATGTACAATAACTTAAATTAAAAAAGGGCAATAAAAAAAGACTATTCAAAGTCCTTATATATTGCCAATTAAATTATTCTTCTACTTGTGGAGTTGCAATTACCATATCATATTCTTCTTGAGTTAAATACTTTGGAACTTTTGTTTGTAACACTTCTGCTGTAATTCTTCTCATAATCCACATGTTAAGATAAAAATTATAATAAACTGTAGCCATTGGTTGTACTGTCATAATATCACCTCCATATTAGTTTAATAACATCATAACTATATCCTCTACTGCTGTTATTCTTTCTGTATCTGTTGGCATTGGAATTACTGGAATAATAATTTGAGCAATAAATTTTGTACCATCCCAAGTATCACCAGTAGAAATATTTAATCCTTCAATAGAAATAATGCTATATCCTTCCTGTGGTACAAAAGTATCATCTGCAACTATTGTATTTTCTACAATACTATTTTTTATTAAAGCATAACTACCAAGCATAAACTATCACTCTCCCATTTCCACCTATTCCACCTCTTCCGCAAGTAACACTACCACTATAAGCGCCACCGCCAGCACCTCCGCCACCATAATTTCCACCATTACCTCCAGTGCCAGCAGTACCACTAGTAACACCTGCACCACCATTACCGCCAGCACCGCAAGTCAAGCTATTTCCATCTGCACCATTACTTCCAGCACTACCAAAACCATAAACTGAATATGATTTAATTCCGCCAAAACTAAAACTATTTCCACCATAACCACCAGCACCACCACCAGCACCACCACGTAATGCACTACCTCCATTTGTAGAATTACTACCATTAGCAGCTGGATAACCTCCACCAGCACCGCCAAATTCAGCACACCCACCAGCAGAACTTATACTAGGAGAGCCTTGACCGCCTCCGCCACCTATAGCATTAATAGTTGTGCTAACAGAAGGTAATCCACCAGTAGTAGAAATACCATTACCACAAGTACCTCCACCGCCACCGCCAACACCACCACCACCAGCACCTCCATAAGCTGTTAATATTCCAGCAGAACCAAATATAGAATTTCCACCAGCACCACCAGCCCTTCCAGCACCACCAATATTGCCTCCAGCAGTTCCTCCTAGACCTATTATAAAAGTTTCTGTTGTTCCTAATTCTGATGCTTTTATGAATTGTTCTGTATAAGCACCACCACCACCTCCGCCACCAGCGGCATTACTTGCATATCCACCACCACCACCACCACCAGCACCAATACATACTATTTTTACAATAGTTGCACCTGCTGGCTTAGTCCATGTTCCAGAACTAGCATAATCATTTACAGTTGGAGCAGTTATTTGAGAACTAGATACTTTTCCATCACTACCCAAACTTGCTAATCCATTCACTTGTCCTTTTGTAGCTTCAAAGTTCGCATTTTCAGTCAAATGCGAACTAAGATTTGCTTGAACAGCATCAGCTTTTGCCTGTGCTCCAGCAGGTGTTTCTTTTGTGCCTATTAGTGCAGTTATTGTGGCAGCATAATTAGGATCATCACCTAATGCATCGGCTAATTCTTTTAGAGTATCTAGCGTTGCGGGCGAAGAGTTTACAATAGATGCAACTTTAGTATCTGTATAACCTTTTGCAGATAAAAGATTTGCTAAACTAGCAGCATCTATCTTATCCCAGTTATCATTTAACATAGTTTTTATATTAAAAGTATTATTTCCATCTACCGCAGGGTCTTCTTTTAGCAAAGAAAGATTTATTGTATTACTTGACATTATGCACCTCCTGCAAATTTATTTAACAGAGTTGATTCTAATTGATTTATTGTCATTATCTGATCAATATCTTTAATTAATAAATACGAGTAAGTATAAGTTACTACTAAATGAGCAGGTTTAATTTGTTCAAGTGCATCTTTTAAGTCCTGTAAATTTGGCGGAATACCAATTACACTTGAAAATTTAACTTCAAAACTATATATACTTGGATGCTCGGTAATAGTAACTTTCCCATTATTAAATGAATTTGCTACATTTTGAAGCATACTTACTGTAACAGTTCCCTGTCCTCTTATCTTTGATTTAGCGACTGTTCTTCTATAGCTTATATCTTTGCTTAAATCTGTAGTTATTCCCAGAAAACTCTCCCAATAAGCAAGACCCCAGGTCGCGGTATCTATAAAGCATTGGTTTACGATATCTTTAATTGAACTATTTGTATTATTTATTTCTAATTGCTCTGAGTTATAAGTTGCACTCATTGTTTTACTTTGACTTATAAATTTTGGAACATAATCTTTAAGGAGCATCAACTTCCACCGTCCCTTGGATAGCAACTTGTTCTTCTCCTATTGCTATATTTACAGTTCCATTATTTAAAGTAAACGAAGAATAATCAATTACTCCCTGACAAGACATTATTAAACTTCCTATGAACCCATAGCTAACATAATTTTGTTTAGAATATATTCCCTTTAAATAACTTATTATTGAAATTGTTAAAGCGGCTATAATATCTGCCTGTGTATAGGCTGTATCTCTGGTTACATTTACGCTTATATCAATAGGTAATGCTATTGCACTCTCATAGGTAATCGTTGCTCCTATAGGTCTTACTGACTCTATATAGGTTGTTAAAGCAGTCAATAAATCGTTTGATAGAGGTTGCGTATTGCTATCTACTGCAGTAACTTTTACTGTTCCAGGTCCGTCCCAAAGTGGAAATACTATTGCTTCACCTATACCGTCTACGCTTAAGGCCCATTGTTTATAATGTGCTGAGTTTCCAGAGGTTGCAGGACTTTGAACTTGCACTAAGTATCTATTAAGTAATGATGAATCTGTTTCTATATCTGTTCCACCACTAGTTACTATTGAATTTGAAACTCCTGTGATGCCACTAATAGATGTAGGAATTTGTACAATAATATCAGAGGGAACATTATAAATTGAACTAATTTCCATAGCTTCAATATTTACAGTAGCAGTGCCATTCGTAATTACTCCTGCTGTAGTGGTTATATATTGCAGTCCACCTGTTGTCTGTATAACCGTTCCAATGGGTATAGGAGTTGTCTCAGTTCCACTGAATGTTGCTTGCCCTGTTGATTTAGTCCCATTTTTTTTAATAACTCCAGACTCTTCGCATCTTTGCTCAAGTTCTGTAGAATATCCGTTAGCCGCCGCGCTTGTAGCGAATACTTTAAGTAAAACTTCATTTAGTTGTACGTTAGATTGTCCTATTTCTTGTGATACAGGAGATAAATTGTCATATGAAAAAGAACCCTCCGTAGTGTCTATATCACTAGGAACGTTCCCTTGCATTCTATTTAAAATTATTGAACTATCTACTTCATACACTAATTCCTACCTCCCCATAAACTGTGCTAGCTGTAAAATCTATACTTAACTTATGCTTATCTATTGTTGCAATTATATCTTTAATGCCTGTTATATTTTTATTAACAAGCAAGCTTTCTTTTAAATATCTTCCTATTTCACTTTGAATAGCTGCATCACTAAATTTTCCACCTATTAGTTCATCAAATTCATTACCGTAATTTTGTGTATAAGCCATATACTTATATTTTGGTATTTTCAGTGCTTTATATATCCATACCTTTAAGGCTTCAATTCCAGTAACTATTGTAAATTTTCCATTCTCAATTAAAAAATCATTATTTGTAAAATCCCATGCATATTCTTGTATTGTTATATCTTCTTCGGTTTCAAAGCTTCTAGTATCCGTTGGAAATATGCTCATAGATCCACCACCTTACATAAGATAATATATTTTTGACCATTGTTAACAGATATTGTTGCTACTTCATCACCAGTTTTCAAAGTATTAAGTAGATTATCTGCAATTCTCAAATCAATCTTATTTACTTGTAAATCTCCCACTTTTAAGGTATTAGTATTAATCATAGTTCCTAGTTCAAGACTTGGAGAATTATATTTTTTACCTTGCCTTTGCATATGTCCAAATAGTTCCACGTATTTATTTTTCATGTTTATGCTCCTAATTGGTAACTAAATTAAGTTGCATTGTATATTGATTTGTTTCTATATCCCATGTGTGCGTGTCACCGTCTATTAATAATTTAATATCTTTCATGCTATCAATATAAAATATTTTTGCATTAATAAGAAAGCCTGTTCTACAAAGCCAATTTCCAAGTGCTTCTTCTGAATAAGTTTCTTCTACACCTTTTAATAATTTTTTTGCTTCAACGGTAGAGTCTTTTCCATCTTCTGCCGTATAGTTTTCTTGTAGAGTTCCATATTTGTTTTTGTCTGCCGTATTTTCTACTGAACTTAGATATTTGCCATTTTCATCATATATCTTAACTTTATTTACCATACCATCGAGTGTAGGTGTGTACACATTTGATATCATATTATTGCCTTCACCAGTTTTATTTATAGTTAATATATAATTAGCAATTAATAAACCTTTCTGGATTACATTTAATTTAATGCCTGTGATTGTAAGTAAAAAGCCATTCGTCTTAACTTGATCATACATTTGCATAATCGCATCACACCCAGTAACTTGACTAAGTAATCTATTAACTTTTTTATTTGTTACTGCTATATCGCCAGTTTGTACACCTAAATCACTACATATTGTTTTAGTAGCACTTTCTGGCATTATGTTAGCGAAGTTATAAGTTACTTTACTTTTATTTATATAAATCAAGTAATCATATGCTGTAATTGTTAATTCCTCGTCTGAGTTATCATCTGGAGTCCATACAATGCCCCTGAATATTTCTTCATCATCTAATGTCATCCAAATTTTTGTACCAGGTGGAATTGATAAAAGAGGTTGGTTGCTATCCCATATAGGATGAGCAAGAGTTAAAGTCAATTTCCTTGCAAGCGTTGAACTATCTCCGCTATTAGTAACAGATTTAACTAGGTTTGTTATTTCAAGCTGTATAATACCTGGGATACAATATATTCTAATCATAACTCTTGCCTCCTTTTATTTTGTAATAGTTAAATAGCACTATCACTGGCCCAGTCTTGCCAACCGATATTTTGCAATTGAACTTGATATTCTACCGAATAGCCTGGCATATTTTTTAAGGTAATTTTTATAGCTTCTATTCTAAGGCCTTTCCCTACGGTTCCTGCAGTTTGCCCATCGCTTATAAAAGGCATCCAACCTATCCCTTGAACATGAACTTGGTATTGTATACTGGCTCCTTCTGGCGCATTTACAAGTTTTATTTTAATAGCTTCCATTCTAAGGCCTTGTCCTACAGTTCCGGCAATTTTGCCATCACCCATCCAAGCCATCCAACCTATATTTTGAACATGTGATTCATATTGAATATAGCAATCAGTTGATCCAATAAGTTTTATTATGATTGCTTCCAATCTACGTGCTTGCCCTACCGTTCCGGCTACATTTCCAGTCCATGCACCATTTTCTTTTAAATAATACCATTTGTCTTTATATAATAGCCATCCTATTTTTTTAGTTCCGTTGCTCAGGTAATAATACCAAATCCCCCCTGAACTGATCCATCCTTCTTTTGCTACGTCTACAATTCTTTTATATTCTTTTAGCTGTAAACTGAAATGTATATCGCCACTGGCATCGCTCTCGCCATATTCAAATGTATCTACAGTACATTCAATATTTAATTTTGTTTCTGTTATGAAAAATCTTATTATAGTACCTTCAGTTCTCCATTTTTCAATAAGATCAACACATTCATTTGGAGATGGAAAATTATTATATTGGCAAAAACTATATGCTTGTAGAGGAAAGAACGTTTCTATTGGTGTTATTTCTGCAAGTTTATCTTTACCAGTGAAGCTTATTTCTCCTAATCCCAAAACAACTACTGTGCTACTGCTAGTTGCTTTTTTTATTTTATACTCTGGTGGAGGTACTGGTAATTGCAATTGTTCGTCACCATTTGTTAACCAAAATTCCATGTAGTACCACCTTTTAAACCATATTTGGTTCTAATTCATTAAGATTGTCTATTATTACACTGACAACATATTCAGCAAATTTTTTATTCCCGATAACATTTCCATTTATATTTATATTTAAATTTATAAGATTTGATCCATTCTTATTTCCTAATATCCTAGTGGTCTTATCCGCGCTAGTAACCTTTTCTCCACCTTTAAATTCAAGTAACTCTGGGCCATCTTCTCCTACTACATGCATGCCCTTCATAGCATTTCGTGTTCCTTTTGCATATCCTACATAACCGCCTCCATTTCTTAAGGATTTAACTCCAGGAGTATTAGCTATTGAGCCATATTGCGAAATTTGATATCTAATACTGGAAATCAAATTATCAACCGGTTTAAATATTTGGCCAAATCCGGCTAACTTATGGGCATCAAATGTGCTTTGTATCATCTGAGCAATTCCCATACTAGGTGTTCCTTTAAGCCAGTTTGAGTCCCATCTGTTCACTGCCATTGGGTCTCCACCTGACTCGCCCATTACAACTTGTTTCAATTGAGAAAAATATTTCATAGGTGTTCCTGTAATTGCCATTGCTTGCATTAGCCAACTGTTGAGTTGCCCGCCGCCTGCTCCACTACTGCCAAATGCACCCATCATTGAGCCCATTTGTTTCTTGATAAATCCGGTTAAATCTTTCGCCTTAATCCCATTAATGACACCTTGCCCCACATGGCCACCAATAACAGTGGTTTTTTTGCTTGGTGAATGTATATCAAATCCTAATCTAAACGCTGTTATAACCTTATCAGTCAAAGACTTAGTTACTAATGTTAAGTCACCTTCACTAGATTTCATACCGGCTGACAAACCATTTGTAACATCTTTTCCAAGTGGATTTGTGTTATTTGCTAATTTACTAAATACATCTTTGACATGAGTAGCTAAAGTATTTGTAGCTGCTATAGGGATTACACTGTTATTAGTTATCCCAGTGCCAAAGTTTTTAATTAATCCTGTTGTCATTGCTGCCATTGAATTTAATAATACTGGTGTAGTTTTTGCAATACCCTGTGTTAAATTTGTTGGAATTTTTGCTCCTATTTTAGCAAAATCTTTTGAGGTGTCATAATTTTTAGCATTTAACATTTCATTTAAATTACCAGATTTAAATAGATCTTTTGTTTTATTTGCGGTGGTTACTGTACTTCCTTTTGCTAAATTTATAATCTCAGGACCAAGTTCTCCAACTAAAGTTGCACCACCACGCCAGTTATTTGTACCTAAAGCATTACTACCCACATGTTTCGCATTTGAAACATTTTTTGCTACATTGTATTTATCTACTGGACCAGTTTTTAATATTGGGTTTAATATTGGACCTAAAGTACCATTTTGTGAAATATTAATTACTACATCTTTAGGCTCTATTTTAGTACCACTCCATATTTGTAAAGCATTAGTAGCTTTACCAATAGCAGTTGTAATGGCATCCCAATGAAGTGCGATTTCAATGAGTGCTGTAATTAATATTGCAGCCCATCCCATCGGTGTCAGCTTAAGCGCTCCACCAGTCAATACTATAGCTAATTTCAATGCATCAAATGCGAACTTTAAACCCCAAACTATTTTTATAGCTGCCGCAAAACTTGCAAATGCTTTTGCAAATTCAGTTATTGCTTGTTTATGTAAAACCACAAAATCAATTACTTTTTTTACTGAATTATATATATTAGTAAACCCTATTGTTGCATTACTTGCAATCTTTTGTATCGTTCCATCATCTTGCCACTTTTGAAAAGTATCTGCTGCTTGTTTAACTTTTGTTTTAATAGTATCTAATAGACTCCCTTGCTTTATAGTTCCATCAGCTTGCATACCAATGACTGTTGCTAATGAGGTTTTGGTTATCCCAGTAATAGTACTCCATAAGCCTTTAGTCGTATTTGCTAATGCTAATGCTCCGCCCTTAAATTTAGTTTTCATCATTTCTTGTAAGACATCCATTAATTTTGATTGATCTACAACTTGACCTTTTGCATTAATTACTGAGTCTTTACCATATTTTTTATCAGATGCTAGCATTAACATGTTTTTTGTAATTCCAAATTCTTTAATTCTTTCAAATTCTCCTACCGATACATCTGCCATTGCCTCTGTAGCTTGCTCTATACTCTTATTTGTAGCTCCTGCCATATCTGCTGTATCAGATAACCAACGTTTACTGCTTAACCCATAGACTTCCATTTTAGCAGTAGCCTCAACAATTTCTCCTGTTTCAAATGGAGTTGCATTCGCAAATTTTACCGCATCACTCATTAATTTACTTGCTTTAGCAGTATCCTTAGTTGCTGTAATTAGTTGAACCCTATACCCTTCCATGTCAAATGCTTCACTAAACCCAGTTTTTACAGCTAGTCCTGCAACAACTAATGCCATTGCGCCGGTAGCTTTAACTGCTTTATCAGCCATTCCCAACATGTTTTTTCCAAAATTATTAGCCATATTCACACTTTGTATACTGGCTTTTTGCATTTCCTTGCTCATTCCGGCTACTTTTGCGGATATGCCTATAATTTTTGGAGACATTTGGTCGTGAAACGAAAGTATAGTTGCTATAGTCTTACTCATTTTCTCACCTCTTTATCTACTAGCCATTATTACTTTCATCATTATTTTCATTTTTAATTTTTCGAGCTCAATTGTTTCTTCAATTCGAACATTCATAGCTTCAATAAAAAATAGTTTCTCCATTTCCGTTAAATTGAGAAGGTAGTCTAGTTTATGTCCTTTAGCTATATACCAGGATACCCAATATAAATCACCATATTTGATATCTTCACCACTGCCTTCTCGTATTAGTTTTTTATTTTACTTTGTATCTCCGCATCTATAAACTCTGTTGATATCTTACCCGATATCTCTATAGCTTTTGTTACTCCAAATACTTTTGTTACAATATCCAATGGATCCACTACTTCTAAGGATTTTTGTAATTCAGTATTATTTAAAAAACTACAAGTACCATATATTAGATTTTTACTTGCGTTTAACATCATATTTAAATCTTGGCTTATTTGGTTGCCATTTTTATCAATTACAACTGCAGTAGCTACTTCACTCATATATTTTAATAATTTGTTTTCGGATGGTCTGGTAAATGTTAATGTTCCTATATCTTTCACATCTATTTCCATACTTGTTTTCCTGTCTTGATATCTTTTTGTAGCTTTTGCAATAAAATCTTCTAGCGTTACCTTATTTGTCTTTGCCATTAAATTCACTCCTCACCTCATAATAAAAGAGTAAGACTTTTGTCTTACTCTTAATTGATTAAACCATTTCTATACGGTCCAAATAATTATAGTCACTAGCATCAAAAGGCATTTCCTCATCCGTAGGATTGTTTGCTTCTAAATCAACTAGTTGTAGTTCTGTAAAACTTACATCTTCAATACTCACACGTTCCACTCCGCCTGATAATTTAGCTTGACTTGTAATTATTTTTATATCCGGCACAATACCGGATTTAATGCCATCTGCTAGTAATATGCTTGCTCTACTATCAACCTTTTTACCAGTTAAGCTGCCTGATACCTTATACCCTTTAAATCTTTTATAAGTTTTAGGGTCTCCAACAAAAGTAACGTCGTCATATTCTGCAGTTGCTTTTGCATTTATTTTAGTTATGTTAGTCCATATAATTCCATTCACATAAATAGTACCTTCATTTGCGCTTAATACTTCATTTCCTCTGTTTGCCATTTATATCACCCTACCCTTTCTATTATTGCATAGATATTGAAAAATCTAAGTCTGTTAGAGATTGTAATATCTTTATTTGACCTGATAAGAACATTTGTCTTTTAAATGAATTGTTTTTAACTATTGCATCTGTCCATAAAGCCGCCTCTGCTGTACCTGCATCTACCCAAGCTTTCCTCTGCGCCTCTACATCTATAGCTGATACATTTGCAAAATTTTTATCTAATATAGTTGAATCTGCTAATGCTGTTAAATAACCATTGACTGCACTAATAAAGATGATTTGGTTATCCGGGTTATTTCGATACTTTCCGATAAAACTATTTTTAAATGTTTTTCTAATATCATCAAGTATCATATCTTTTACTTCAATAACTTCAATTTGTTGCATGTCTTCTGTATGTGTCTCATCTAGTTCAGTTAATGAGTTAATTCCAAGACCAATTTTTACAACACCCTCATCATTTATCAGCATTAATTTGCCTAAGTTAAGTTGTTCATTAATGTCCGTATCTGACATTGCAGTAGTTGAATCTAAGTTACTCATAGCTAAATAAGTTGTACCTTTTTCTACATTAGCACCTGCTAAAAATCCAGTGAGTGTTGGCAAAAACTTTTCTGATGTTACAATTGACCTAGTATCTAAAAATGTAACCTCTGCATTTCCTAGTTCAACTACTCCTTCATCATCGGATGGAGCTGTAGGTTCAAATACTACTGCTTTAAATGTTTTCTTTGCTAGTCTTATTTGTTTAGCCCATGTTGCTAATGTATCCATCTCTGTTTTAATTCCATCAGCAATGCATATCCATCCTGTGTTATATCCTTCGGCTATTGCTAACGCATCAGCAAGCACTCCAGCTATTGCAATTCTTATAACTATGACTTTGTTAGGTAACCCTAGCATACAATCTTTTATATACTGTAAATTTGATGTGGTATATAAAGGTACATCCTTTTCGACCTCAGTAACAAGCGTGTACTCTTTAGTGTTAAATGTAATATTTGTTTCATCTTTTACAATTAATATTACTAACCCTCGTTGACTTCTAGCGACAAATGAACTTGCTTGTTGCTTAAAACTTATATCAATATTTGGTAATTGCATCATATTCATACCTCACTTTTACTTTTATTTTATTAAATATTTGTATCTAGTTCTTCGAGTTGCTCTGTTCCCTCTTCATCCAATGTTTCTAATGTGTTTAGGTCTAAAGATAGTATCAAGTAGCCATCTTTCTTATTTGTTTCAAAGTCACAGCTATGAATAGAAATATAATAATCTTCTGTTATTTTTAAACTAGTTGTAAAGATATCACTTAAAAGGTCTTGCATTTCTAGTACTTCTATCTTTGCATTATTCTTTTTTTGTGCAAAATAAAAGAGCTCCAGCTTCACGCTTCGTTCTTTTGAATGCTTCAACATTAAATTGGTTTTATTATTTGAAAAATCTACATAGAAACATGGTCTAGTTATTTTTTCCACAATATCAGTGCTACTAAATGTCACTGTATTATATAAAGTATCTTTTAAACCCTCAGTAACTTGTGACACTATTGATTTGTCTATATCCTTAAGTGTTATTATATTCCATCACCTGCTTTATAATCCTTTAACTATATTAGCAATAAAATCGTCTATTGAACGGTAATAGCCATCTTCAAATTGTTCCTTTGCTTTTTCAATGAAGTGGTAACCTTCAACCCACGTTTCTTCACCAGTTTTATCTTCAAATCCACCTTTGTGGATATATCCTGCATCAAACAAATGTCCTAGGGGATGAGAACAATAAGCTCTACAGTTTAAATCACCTGCATATTTATAAGTTTTACCTGATTTAATTGATTTCAATATTTCCTTCTCGATTATCCCTGATTCACCAATGCCAAAACTTTTAAATGTGTTTTTTTGTACTTTGCTTAAGTCTGTAGCACTCTTTTTTAAAAACTTTTTACACTCTTTGGGTATTACTTCATTAAGTTCTGTCATATCTCGTATATACGCTTCTATTTCAGCAGTATCAAATCCATACCCCATAATAGCACCTCACTCCAGTATTATTTTACACTGCAATTCCCACCATTCTTTGAATATATAATCTGTACAATAGGATATAACTTCATATTTAAATTTATCTTGATCTATAAAGAACATATCTATTTGAGGAATTTTAATACTTAACTTTCTACACCTTATTTTATGTGTAATTTCAGCATAATCCGTTATTGGTGTAGTTTTATCATATTCATTATAATTGGGAAAAATCTGTACAAATATATTCTTTATTTTTTTTTCTTTTTTATCATTCTCATTTAGTTCATTTACAAAATCAACCGTTCCCCATAATTCCATCAGAGTATTTAATTTGCTTGTAAATGTTCTATTGTCCATCTACAAGCACCTCATATGTTCCGTAAGTCATTTGTTGCAAATTAGATTGTATTAGTAGCTTATATTTTTCTTGCTTGTCTGTAGCTAGCTCCTTGTTACTATACATCTCATTTATTAATACTTTCATGCAATATTTAGCTTTACGTGCAAATCTATCATTTAAAATTTTAATATCATAATCATCAAAGCAATCTGTTAAATAATCTTCTGCATTTGCTAGATAATCAGCTAAGTCGACATCTTCATCCGTATAGTCTATTTTGAGAAATCCTTTAACTTCTTCTAATGTTAAAATCATTTTATATCTACCTCCTAAAAGGCAAGGAGAAAATTAATTCTCCTTTAATTATGCTAATTTAATCAATAATATTTTTACTGCTTGAATATTTTGTGGTTGTAGTTTACCATCAAATCTGAAAATTCCTTTTAACTCAGTAGTATCATTTCTCCAAGTATCTCCACCAATGTTTGTAGATGCTACACTCATTAGTGCCCTATCATACATCGTATAGAGTTGCTTAAGGTCTCCAATTATGAAAGGTGTCAATGTATTTATGTCAACTACAACATTAGCAAGGAATTTTTTAGGAAGTTTAATAATTTCTCTACCCAAAAATGTAAATCCGCTCTTTACGGTTACGTCTGGTTGTAGGTAAGGCTTGCCGTATGTGTCCATTAAACCATCAATATAATCATAACCATCAGCGTTAGTGAATATTTTAATGTTATCTCCGACTACAGTTTCTAAGTCTACATTAAATGTTGTTTTAAGCTTTTTAATAAAGGCTACTGCCGTTGCATATACTGTTGCTATTTCTTCCGTTCTTGTCAATAATGCACCAGTTGATGGGGTTGTTGCTTCTGTCATAATACCCTGTGCGCTCTTTACTCCTGTTCCATTAAGAACTTGGTAAGCATAAGTATTAAGTTCATTCTCTGCAATCCATTTAACAATATAAGCGTAAATATTAGCGGTAGAATCCGCTAATAACTCATTTGTTAGTGGAATATATCCTGCGTACTTTCTGACTAAATATGCTAGTTCGTCAAAAGTTGGTTCGTATAGTGCTTGAATGTCTCCACCTTCATCTACGCTTGCAAATCCTGCAGCTTCAGGTTGATTTACTGCGTATGGTCTTGAACCCTTTAAGGTTGATACTGGTTCTATTGTAAGGTAAGGTCTAATATCAAACATTCTAGTAGCATCTTGATACACTTTTATTTCTGTTACAATATCACTTGGAATTGCAACTCCGCCTTTTGTTCTGTCACCCTCTAATACTAGGTTCTTAATTTGTGACATTTCATCTGCAGATGCTGTTCCTATTATTGCTTTAGCGAACACTAATTTGTCCATAGGTTCTTTTCCGCCTTTAGATTTACCTTTTCCACCTATTAATATACTGTTATTTTTAGCTTCTAGTTCTGCTGCTTCGTCTGCTTCTAGTCCTTCTTGCATAGATATTTTAGCTTGCAGAGTTTCAATTTCTGTATTCTTGGCTGTTATATCCTCAACTTTAGCCTCTTTATTGCCAATTAATACTTTTGCGCTGTTCTTTAATACTTCTAATTCTTGTTTCATTTCTGCTGATTTTAACATTTATAAATTCCTCCTTAAACTTAGTTTAGCTTTTGCTAATGCAATTCCATTGTTAATTGTATTTTCTTTTTCAATTTTTAAATTATTTTCTTTTAATTCTTTATTCTTTTTTTCTATGAGTTCATTTTTAACTTTGTTTATGACCTCAGCAGGCAGAGTTTGAGAATTATTAAAACTAGCAACTAACTTGTTACCCTCGTCAAACAGGATTTCATCAGCAAATCCTTTTTCTTTTGCCTGTTGTGCATTGAGCCAAGTTTCATCATTCATCATCCCTAATAATTCTTCCTGTCCCAAATTGCTTTTAAGTGAATACGCATTTACTATAGATTTATTTAAATTTAAAATAACATCTGCTTCATGTTGTAAGTCCCTATAATCGCCACTAGCACTTGAAGAAACGTTATGTATCATAATTGAAGCGGTTGGAGATATTGAGAGTTTATTTACAGCCATAGCAATAAAACTTGCAGCACTTGCAGCTATACCAACTATTTTGCCAGTTGTATTCCCGTTGTAACTTTTTAAAGCAGTATAAATTTCACTTCCTGCAAAAATTGACCCTCCGGGGCTATTGATTTCAACGTTTAATTCTTCACCGTCTTTTGCTTGTGATATTAAATCATTAATTTTTTTAGGTGAGACACATTCCATGCCAAAATAATCGTAAATCCAAGCATCATCATTACCGACTATCACGCCCTTTATATCTATTTTCATTCTATTCACCTCCTCCCGCTTTATAGTTAACTCCTGCTATTACATTTGTTAAAGTTGTATTTGCTCCCTGACTTAGTAATTCGTCTCCACCATCTTTAGGTGATAGGTTTTCTTTGGATCTAACTTCATTTGGTGTCATTATAGAATTATTTATCATAGTGCTGTAAGCTAATGCTCTATCTTTTATATTGGATCTTAAAATTACATCTACATTGTAGTAAAAATAGAAATTTGCTTTTATTTCTTTTGGGTTAAATAGTTTACAACCATTTTCTGTTTCATACTGATTTATTATAGGTAACAAAGTATCCCTATATAATCCATCTTGTAATACTCCAACATTAGCAAAATTTGCTTTATCTAAATTATTTAAATAGCTTGGAGGTATGCCAAATGCACTTGCAATTTGCATTGCTGTAAATTTGCTTAAGTCTAAAAACTGGCTATCTACAAGTTTACTGGCTAGATTTGTAGCTGTTATTCCCAGAGGTAACGGAATGAATTTTCCACTGTTACTTTTAGAATAACTTTCAACATTATTAACTAATGCTGTCTTTGCACTATCCTTTAAATCTCCTGTATATTGCAAAATTATTTTATCTGTAACCATGCCATTTTTAATAAGATTATTTACAAAATAATTACTTTGCTGACTTGTATCAATATAGGAATTCAAAATATCTTTTACACTTTTCCCAACTATTCCATTTTTTTCAGTAATCCAATTTTTATAATGTAATATCTCTGAGTTAGCAAATCTATATGACTTGCCTGTAAAGTTATCGAGCCATACATACCATAGGCTATTAGTAGTATCAAATAATCCTATATCATCCATGAATATTTGCATTTCATCGCTCGGTATCTGCCAAAGAGACTTTACTTTTCCATTAAATTTATCAGTTTTTATATAAGCGAAGCTGTTACCCCAGTAGTTTCTATCTTTTTCTAATCCGCTCCAAAATATTGAAGCATTTTGATAAGGGTTAGGTCTCTTTTGAAGGATATAATTCAAATAATGGTTCTCATATTTACTTGCAATGCCATCGCTTGAGGAATAAACACCCACCGGAATGCTTCCCATTTTATCGCTAAGTGTTTTTAAACAAGTATAAAAAGTAATTTCACCTATATTTTTGGGATTTAAAGCTGAACTACTTTCTAGTCCTAACATTTCTAGGAGGTTTGCACTTGATAAACTCACTGAATTTTTAAATTTGCTTAAATCTTTTCCAAATAATCGCATCTAATCACCCCCTTTGAACTGCTAAGATTATCCCTGTTATAAATAAGATAAAACCTGTAAGATACATACCACCTACGAAACTTCTTGAAAAAGTTATATATATAATAAAAAAAAGTCCTAATATTATCATAATTTCCGGTAATACTTGACCCATCATTTTTATTAAGCTATTAAATTTTGTTTTAAATTTCATTAAATCACCTTTTCTTGTAACTTACTGAAAAAATTATTTATATAATCTTCTGTAAGTTCTAATGGTTTTGGCTCATTTCTCATACTCATTTTATGTGCATCTACCCATGCCGCTATAGGATCTATTCTTTTAAATCTGCTATTTTTATCTAACATTATAAATCCGTTTCGAGGTTGCGTAAACTCACAATTATTTATAGTCCATGTTAATAATTCATCATTTCTATTGTAAAGTATATTGGTTGCTTCAACTTCATATTTTATATCCATTACGCTATCATTTAGACTCTTAGAATTTTGATATATATCTAAACAATCTACTCCAAACTCTTCTAAATCATTTAAAAAGGCTGCTGCATTGGCAGGATCATAACAAATTAGTGTGATTTTTAAATCATATTCTCGGATTGTATCTTTTATATATTTAAATACTTTCCTGTAATCTGTTTTAATTCCTCCAAGTGCTGTCGTTGGGGTTAATAAACCTTCTTTTAACCATAGATTATAAGGCGCATTGTCGGTTTTTTCATGCTCAGCAATACGCATTTTAGGGATAAAAGAGTGCTGATGTATAAAATATTTCTTTTCTTCGCCAATAAATCTTGTAAATTCAAAAATTAGTGAAGTTAAATCTCCACCAGAACTTAGATCTATTCCTAGGATAAAATCTTGTCCTCTAAAATCTTCTAATGTTAAATCGCAGGCACATTCACCCCACATTGTCATGTTCATATATTTCTTTTCAGTAAATTCTACCCACATATTTAATTGCTTTGTAAGAAAATCATTCCAGTCTTTACCACCCATTGACTTTGCAGTTTTATAAACTGGTATTAAATTTTCTAATGCTTCTTTATCGTATTCCAATAATGGGTTTGCCTTAATCCAATTTTGAGGATTATCTAATAGATCATCTTCATCCATTTCAGCTATAAATATAAATTTGCTTTCGTTTGTTTCTGTGCCATTTAATACCTTTTTACAATACTGGTACATCTTATGGCATGGCCCTTCTAAATAAAACCCTGCTGTGGTTATTACAGATATTAAAGTTTGTTTAGCTTTTTTCTGACCGCCTTCTAAGAGTTTATACATTTGATTGTCTTTGTGGGCATGGTACTCATCAACGATACCCAGTAAGGGTCGAAACCCATCAATAGACTTTGTATCTCTTCCTAATGCCCTGATAACTGAATTAGTGTTTTTGCATATGATAGTAGATTTATAATCTTGCACAACAAATAGTTCTTGCAAGTCAGGATCAGAATTTATAAACTTAACCATTTCATCAAAAACTAGTTTAGCCTGGTCATGTTTAGTTGCTGTACAATATATCTGACCATAATTATAACCGCCAAAGTTACCAAGATAAGTCCCAGTGATACCATTTATAAATGTTTTTCCATTTTGCCTTCCCAGTTGTACGTAACTACTTCTAAATCTTCTATATCCATCCTGTTTAGTAACCCATCCCATTAAACTACCTAATATAAATTCCTGGAACGGATAGCATGTTAAAGGGGTAGGCTCTTCGCCTTCTGCAATAACTAAGTTATTAGCAAAATCTATTATTTCATTACTTTTATCAACATCAAATTTATATTTATAAGGTGCTAATTTGCTCTTTTCTATGTCATTTAAATGCCTTTGACATGCAAGTTTTACTGAGTCACCGGCAATTATTTTATTATTTAATACATTTAATGCAAAATTAGTAACCCTATCCATTGTTGAATTTGTCAAATTTATTCACTTTCTTTGCAATAGGTGCTTTTGGTATATTCTTTACTTTAGCGAGAGGATTTAAAAATAATCTATCCTCCATTTTTATAAGCATATCCATTTTTTTATTTACTGCAGTGTCTAATTTTAAAATATAATCGGTACTGACCATATCACTTAATTGATTTTTAATTCTATCATTAAATTCTCCACTGCTCTCAATATAATCTAGCACATCGTCACTATCTTCGCTGATATTATTTATTCTTTTTCTTCTTTTCAATAATTCAATGTACTCAGAATGTGTCATGCAATATCTAGCGAGTAATCCTACGTCACCACTTGAAACAAAGTCAGCATTTTTATAGATTTTTAATATTTCTTTCCATTTTGCGTATGCTAAAGTATTGTTTCGTATGAAAGTCGGACTTCTTAAAGTTGCACTTCCAATTTTAATTTCTGTCTGTTTTCTAATTTCAATTTCTGCTTTAGTCAAGCGGTTTGGATTGCCCTCTGCTATGTGCAAAGAGATAGGTTTTGCATTTCTGCCACCCATAACAGCCACCTCCTTTTAAAATAGGCCAAATCCCATAAAACGATTTTGTGCGTGAAAAGCGACATCAAGCGGTGAGCAGGGCAACTCTAAATACTTTCAACGACACCCCCACACCTTAAAATTTTTATTTATGAATGTTGGTTTTTAAAATCATGCAATATCAAACTCTTTCAGGTATCTATTAATTAAATCTTTTAATAACAATTTAGTTACATTTTCATCCTGTTTATATAGCACATGTATAAGACTATGCGTCTCTATGCTACAGGTGAATAGGTTGTCTACATCTAGTCTCTTACTCCAATCGTCTCTTACTTCAACAACATGATGGATTGTGTTAGCAACTATGATCTTATTATTAATATAATAACTATATAGATCTATATGGTTGTATCTATTGAGTATGTATGCCCTTAGTCTTAGCCACTCATTGGTATGATAGAACCTGTACTCCTTATCATCCTTACGTTTGTTATCATACTGTCTGTTACTCTCTGCCTTTTCACTCTTGTTACTACTCATACACTTACTACAACATCTATCAGCATAGTCAATGATAGCACCACATCTACACATCTTCTTAAGTGGCATTGCTATCTACCTTCTTAACCAACTCATTGTATTCGTCTAACCATTCATCAGGTATCTTCATACATACTGATGTATACCTTCGTATTGCTGCTCTTATATCTTCTAATCGTCTTAGTTCCCATATATCTTTAGGCATTATTCCTAATGGTATATACAACATCACTACACCTCTTAACATCTATATGTCCTTTGCTATCTTGCATCATGTATTGTAGTTCTTCTTGCTGCTTTGTTAGTTCCTCTTCTGTTAACTTAATCTCCTTATACATTGTTACTTAACATCTGGTATTATTTTAGTACCTTTGCTTAACACACATAGTTCTGGTCCACTATCACCTAGCAACATACCGTACATACATTTGGATACATCATTTGTTCCAGGTGTATATCCTTTGTAATCTACTGGTGCTCCATTCCCATATCGCCATTGTCCATCTATATATTTTATTACCTTGCCATCCTTCATTGCAGTTTCCATAATATCAACCCCCTTAATATATTTAAATAGAAAAGGAACATTCATCTTTGAACATTCCTCTGTCACTCTATTGCCTTTATATTTAGTTATTATATTTACAAATGCAAAAGTGCACCTCCAATATGTTTGAGGTGCACTTTAATCTTTGGGGAAAATCACGCTTTGAACTAATATCATAATATCACATTTTATCCCCCCATTACTGCCAACTTTCAATAATTAAATATTTATTTTTTCAATCCTTAGTCCTCTTTCTAATGCAAATATATCTCTTGCCTGTCTTAACCCTCTATATATAGACCGTTCACTTAAGTGTATTTCTGTTTCAGCAATGCATACTCTATTATGGATATCGCCTTTTATAAGTTCTTTATCGGAATTTTTAAAGTAAACAAACTCAATTGCTTGTACAATGCTTCGTCCTGATCCGTATCTCATTACCTCTAATTGTTTAAGAGTTATTTCAATAGCCTCCATATCTTTTACTTCAGCTATTTTATCATTCACCGCTTTTTCAGCTTCTAACAATGCTGATTCCGTTGGACTTCCTTGACTACCTTTTGTTTGAACTTCTCTTCTTCTTATTGTTTCCAAGGCTTCATCATATATTTGTCTTTTATATTTTTCTGCTGATTTACCATTTTTAGCATAAAATCTAAATGCTGCCGTTGCATAATCTCTTATATAATCTTTCAACATTATACCTCCATCTTATTTAATGCCTCAAACATATTTATTTGCCCTTTTATTAATTCTGCCTTTCCCTTATTCGCTTTCTGTCTGGCTTTCTTTTTCTTTTTATCTTCACTAGTTAATTTCATAAGTCTATTAAAACAAGTGGTGCCTATTTTTCTTTGTATGCTCTCTGGAGATTTTAATTGCCTGTGACAAACTAAACAGCGTACCATTTTTACACTTCCTTACTCAAACTTTTCTGCTATTTTCATAAGCTCGTCCTCAGTTTTTCGTGTGTAAATCCTAGTTGTATTTATGTCTGTATGCCCTAACAGGTCGGCTAACTCATCTATTGTAATATTTCTTTCTCTAATGCATACAAGTGCATATAAATGTCTAAAATTATGAGCATGAGCACGTGATAACTTTACTTTGGCTTTTCTTGCATACTTTTTTATAATATCATTTACTGTAAATCTACTAATAGGACCATGTACACCAGTGAATAATAAACTACTTGTTTGTTTTCTCTTAGATTGATATTGATTTAAACATTTGTTTAATTCCACAGGAATTATGACTCTTCTTTCTTTTGAACCTTTACCCAAAATAAATATCTTCTTTTTACCTACATCAGAAAGTCTAAACTGTATTAGCTCGCTCACTCTCATACCTGTAAGATATAAAGTTTTAAATATTGCAACTGCTCTATAATCATTTGCCCTTTCTGCAACTCCAAGTAATTTCTTATAGTCTGTCATTGTAAGCATTTCTTGTAAGTATTCCTGACTTTGTACTTTTTCATTTTTAAAGGTAATATCTAAATTTATTGCTTTATAAGTATTTAAAAACTTGATAAATCGATTAATTGCAGTAAGTTTTCTATTTATTGTCTTTGCTTTAAATTCTTGTTTTCTTAACCATGCTTTAAAGTTTAAAATATCTGTACTTTGGATAGAGAGTATATCTCCAGAGATGAATTCAATTAGTTGATTAATATCTGATCCATAAGTTTTAACTGTATTTATACTTTTTTCATCTTCTAGCATTTCAAACTGAAATTCTTCTAAGTAACTATCCATTTTCCCTCCTTTTCATCCGTTTTCTTAACAAAAGTTAAATTATGTTAAAAACTTTTCAATAGCTCTAAATCATTGTGTTGTAAAAGGTTTTAGCTATTTTAGTTATATTTTTCTGGAATTCTCAATTGATAGGTTATACCTAAAATTTTTTATCTCTTCAATTTTCACTCCTCCTTAAGAAATTCTTCTAACTTCGTGTTGAATATTTTCTTGACTTAATTCTGCATAAATCATTGTAGTATCAGCTGAGGAATGTCCCATTAAATTTTGTAATATTGGTAATGGCATACCTGCATTTAAGTTATGTGTAGCAAAACTATGCCTAAATAGGTGAGGAAAAACTGGCTTGTCAAAGTTTGCAGCTTTAGCAATTTTATTAATCGAACATTCTATTGCTCTACTTCCGATTCTTTGGAACGGAAATCTTTCACTTATAAATAATGCATGATTTATACCTTTTCTATTTTTGATATATTTTTTCAATAAGATTTTAGCTTTTGTAGTAAAATATACTTTTCTTTCTTTTTTGCCTTTTCCAATTACAAACAAACTCATTTCATGAAAATCAATTTGATCTATATTAATGCTTATAGTTTCTGATAGTCTGCATCCAGTACTAACTAAAAATTCTACGAGTGCCTCATCCCTGTCCTTGGTACAAACTTGTCTTAAATTCTCTACTTCTTCATCTGATAACGGATGCCTTAGTACTTTTTGAACTTTTGTTTGCTTAAGTTTTGATGTTGGATTTTTAGGTATATATTCTTCTTCAAACAGCCAACCGAAAAAGGATTTTAAAACAGATATTTTTGTATTAGTACTTGTAGCCTTAAGATTTTTACATCGTACTGCTAAAAACATTCTTAGGTCCATAGTATTTACCGTTGCTAATGGCTTTCTGATATAATTAGCGAATATTTGTAAGTCTTGAGTATAACTTTTTAATGTAATTTCACTTAACCCATCTAATCTTTTACAACTAATATAAATTTGTATCTTTTGAGGCGCATCTGATGTTACAAGTGCTGTTTCTGTTGATGTTATTTCATATTTATAAAGCACCATTTCAGCAATTTTTCTAACTTTTAATTGATCTATGTCCGGAAATTCAAGCGTTAATTTTCCAACTAGCTTGATTATTACTTCATCTTTTGCATTATCTGTATTCATAATTTCCTCCTCTGTTTTTTAAAGGAGATATATGGTATAATTTTCATATATCTCAGTAATGGGATAAGAGAGTTAACAGTTGTCAAGGCTTGGACTCTCTTTTTTATTATCTAAAATTTCATATCTTTTCTCATTATTTCAAACAATGTGGTATTATAAAGTTTACCGTCTAATAATTTATTGCTATTGGTATATATGCCGACTATGCGACCGCCATATTTATTTATAAACCTTCTGTACATTAACTCAGGTTCTCCACCAGTAAATGCACAAAATTCAAATTTACTAGCGTTATATGTGTCTCTTAAGTTTCTTATAAAATTCATTAGATCCTTAGAAAATGTAATATTGATCTTTTTAGTGAAATTCATTATTCCAAAACAACTAATCACCCTGCTATCTCTATCAATATCTGCCGCCATATATCCTATTAAATTATTACCAGTATCTACTGAAACCATTTGTATTTTCCAACAATCATCATTTGCTAGTTGAAAAGTAAATGTCCTGAAAGAATTTGAAATGTAAAATTTAAAGTGGTCGTCACATATAGCTTCAAGGTATTTCCTTTTTAATTTTTCTTCATACAATATTGCTTGTTTTAACATCTTTACTCCTTTCAATCATTTATAAATCGCTAACATTTATTTTCTTCTATCAATTTTATTTTATTTAAAAATTCTTTAATTGCTTCATCTGAATAGCCAAATGCCTTACCTAGAACCCAATTATCATAAATGGTTTTTGGCTCATCTGGGAGCGATTTTATTATTTCTAGCATATAATCATCCTTATAAATCCATATCGTTTTCCATCCTTCCGCAAGATCCTCACCATATGTTTTTAGCTTAAATACATTCCTAATTCTTATATTCATTCCTTCAAAATATCTGTCTTGGATTGACTCACATGCACAAGGTTTGCCCCTAAGTACCATATAACAATATAAATCTATAGTTCCAGTTAATACGTCATCCAATATTATTACCTCCCTCGTTGCAATTTATATTTGTAATACACTAAAGTTAGTGTAAACATGCTGTAAACACTAGTAGTTAATTGTTTACGCTTTATTGCGCCTTATTTTTGCTACATTTATACCCATAAACTAGGTTTTACATCTTCTAAATATTTTACCGCCTGCTTTTTACATTGTTTCCATGACCTAAATCTCTTATTTATAATAAATATCTGATTAGTATTAAATATATTTTTAGTTGCTTTATAAACTTTTTTTTGAAATTTATTCATAAAATATCCCCTTTCACTTTTCGATTTCAAATCGGTTGGTTGTTGCGCCTTATTTGGATACGAACCTGGTTTATTCTTTTTCTTTAAGAGTTATATAAGCTTTCCAATCTTTTATAAACCTTTCAGCTTCACTATCATCTATTGAAATAAAGACTGCATTTTCCCATTGGCTATCAAAATCTTCTAAAAGTCTGCTATCTCTAAAAACAACTAAAATACCAGTAAAAACTTTATTATCCCTGTTAATTGAGCATAAGGGTTTATCTGTATATTGTTTTTCTATGAATAGTACATCTTTAAAAGCAAATATATCTGAAAAACCTTCAAAATAATTATTCATTTTAATGCCTCCAATTATTGAATGTTTATCAACTAATAGCAGTCACCTTCATAAGTACAATCACCATCCTCTGTTGCATAAGGGCAGCCTACACACTTATCATTATCATTCATTCGATTTCCTCCCTAAATTTAATACCCTAATAATTGGCATATAAAGCATATAATCATACCTAATACACAAATACCCATAAGACTAAAATATATAATATTAACCCAATCATCAAAAGTTTTTTTATGAATAGATATGTCTTTCCTATTATTTTTTAAACCAATTTTAAGACCAGTTATGAATCCAAAAACTATAAAAAAGATATATATCAAAAGGCTAAGTATTAAAATTGGCATTGGTAAATACATAAAATTTTCCTCCTTTTAGGTTAGTTCACATTTTATTTGTTAGGTATAACAATCGTTATATAGCAATATCCTTTATAAAGATGTCAATACTAACTCCAAGTGTCCTACATATCGCTACAAAGCTTTTAAGATCAGGTGTTCTTTTCTCACTTTCGTATTGGCATATAGCAGGACCAGTAATGCCACTTTTCTTAGCTAAACCTCTTTGGCTTAATCCTGCTGCATTACGATATTGTATAATTCTTTGGCCTATAGTCATAAAATCACACTTCCTTATTTTTTAATAACTCTGGATTTTCATAGATATTTCCGACAATGCTTGATACTTTTAACCAATATCCCAAATCTATTCTAACCATGCTTTTTAGTTCCTCATTTTGCCATTCAATATAAAACCCTATGTGATCTGTAAACTCATCGTCACAAATATTTTTGTAATTTCCATATTTAACGACTCCAAGTTTTTCATTATTAAATACATAAGGTATTAGATCACCTTCACATGCTTCTACACAATTATCATCTCTAAAACCTGTAAACTGCATTACTTTATATATTTGTGGATGTTTTAATATCATGTCAAAACTATCTTTACAATTATCGATAGCATTGTTATACATTTTTTTATCAACTATATCCCATGCTCTGAAACTAATTTTTCTCATTGCCACTCCTTTATTTTTTACTAATTTTCAATTTTATGTCGCCTTATTATTGAAAGCCCTAATTATCGTGTTTTTACGATATACTACTTATATACTTTTATTTCGTGGATTTGATGGCAACCACCATGATACTTTTTATCTTTCATTTCTTTATCTATCCATTCAACAGCCTTATCTCTTGTTTCTGTTAATTTACATGGAATGTCTGTATTTTCTGCAAAACAGTGCATCATTACTAAAAACATAATACTTTCTTTTGAAGTTGTTATAATCGTAAATTCATTCCTATATAATCCAAATCCTTTGGACAGTTGATTTTTAAATTGATATAAGTAAACTCCATAACCATGTAGATTGTCAGTCTTTACAACATTAATAATTTCAAGTTTTGCTCCATTGTCATTCTCTTTTACAATAGTATTATCTGGTATTCTTTCTTCCATGATTATTCTCCTTTCTCTATGGTAAATATTTGCATTTATATTATATTTGAAAGCCGACATATTAAAAATGTGAATTATAAGAATTTATATTAGTTTCTATAATAGTTTCATAATACTTATCTTTAAGTTTATAACCTTGAATTAAAGCAAATATTAAAGCATTTTCTACACTCATATTGTTGTCAATTGCTCTAGTTATACATTCTTTAAATATATAATCATTTTGATATAATTCTATTAATTCTAAATTTCCACTTATAACTTGTAAGATTGCTTTTTCCATAATATCCCCCTTCGATTGTTTCGACTTTTAGTCATATTTTTTCTTTTGGTAACTTAGGTAATGGCATCCAATGGGTTACATTCCAACAAGTTCTTCTGTCTCCGTAGACAGTACGAAAATCATATCCACATTCCCAATAAGCTACAGTAGGTGGGTAATAAGTACCAGCACTATACACTAAAACTATTTCTCCTTCTTTTGGTCTAGTTTCATTTTTGTTATAATCTATTTCAATCCATTCACTCATATTTTTCTCCTTTCATTACTTCGCCTTATTCTCATAAGCCAACCTAATATTTAACTTTTATGTAAATATATTGTATTTACAGTTATTCTTCTATATTCCATTTATCATTAAAAACCCTAATTATTTCTTTACCAGAGCATGCACTTAAAAAGCATAATAAATCTTCATAACATTTGTATACTGGAAAATTTATAGGTTTAATTCTTTTACCACTATTTATTGCTTCCATGAATGTTACTGGTTTTTCTACTATTTTAAATTCACTTTTTAAAAAAGTATCGTGAAAAGTGTGAGCTGTAAATTTTTCTTCCCCTGGTTGTCGAGACTCAATATTTAATGATGGATTTTCTTCTAACTTTTTAATAATTTCCCAAGTCTTATAAGTTTTCATTAATAATCCTCCTAGCTTACTTTTTCAATTCGTTTGCCAAGTACCTGGGCGAGCATATAAGCATCATGCTCTCTACCTTTTATTGCTCTGATGTATTCCTCGCTTACATAGTTTAAAGCTGCTTCAATCAAATCTGTAGCTGTCTTACCACTGGCATTTTGCATTTCTGTGATTTTATTTAATGTCGATTGACTCATCCTATAAGTTCTCATTATTTTCGCCATTATATCCTCCTTAACTAATCAATACTTACTCTAACCAATAGCAGTTTTGCACATCTTTTTCGATATGAATTTCTTTTTTATTTACCATGTCACATACAGTATTGCAATTTTTATATGATGGACAGTAAAAACAGCAGGTTCCATGTCCTTTGCAATCTGTTGCAAGATTACATTTATTCATTAACTTATCTTTCTGTCTCATGCTTACCTCCTAATATCTTTACAATGTATTTACGTTGTATTTACCTTTTCCTCAAAATACGCATTACTGATTTTGAACCCATTCTAAAAAATCTTTTATTTCCTCTACCTCATTGACTAAAGTATCTTTTATATTTTTAAAATTATCAGCATTTTTATTAAGTTGACCATCTATATACCCTTGTAAATTTGTTAAATGTACTAACGAAGAATTTACACCTTGCTTCATATTAGTCAATCTTTGGTCCAATATTTCTCTTTGATGTTTCATAATTTCCTCCTTAAATTTATTAAAATATAAATTAAATCTTTAATTGTTCAGAAGCCATTTGTAATCCAACTATATAACCATATATTCTACTTGGTACTGCTCTCCCTATTTTATAAATCCATTCCCAATAATCACAATCTTCTTCTGATATAAAATCATTATATTCGCCATTAATATATTCATAAGCCCATTGTTCTTCACTACTACAATCTTTTGTTCCTTCAATAAGTCCATTAATATTATCCATAAATCCTTCTTTATCAATTTCATCTTCAAATTCCTTATCTTCAAGCAATTCCTTTTTCCATTCTTTTAATCTAACAGTTGCTTCATCACTATCAAAATCATATCTGCTATCTGAATATGCTCTCATTTTTTCCATAAAATAATGTGTACTTATACCATTAAAAGAGTGAACATCTGCTTTCCATGTAAGCCAGAATAATGCTTCGCCTGTATCACCTGTTATATACATTTTATTTCCATCAAATACATACCTAATAGCATAACAATTGCTTTTAGGGTTTCTCCAATCTAGTACAGTTAAATCACCTTGCTTTGTTAATGTGGCTTTATGTTCTTTAAACCAATTTTGTTTTATTTCTTGTTTTATCCGTTCCTCTTTAATCATAATAACCCCCTATAAATCTTTAATATCAAACACAATTCCTATACAAAATATCTCGTTACCCTCCATTATGTTAAAAGTTTCGTGAGGTATATCTGTATCATAGGTCCATGAAATACAATCATGGTCTGGTTCAGTAGGTTCGCACCATAAAGCATTGATATATTTACATTTTAGCTTTGCTTCAATCGAATATTTACATTCACATTCGCAATCTTCAAACAATCCATCTTTATCAAGAAATATCTCTCCACCATTAAAACAACCAGTTTCAGTATAAATTGCACCTCTAAATTCCATATTATCGTCACTACTACCAAATACTACAACTAATCCTAGTTGCCTTAGTGAATTACATTCATCCATTGTAATTTCATCACCATATTGTCTACCATTTAGTGAAATAGCTGTTGCCTGTTTATTATTCAATTAATTATCTCCTTTTCAGTTATCCGGTATTTCCGGACTACTGCTTTTCATTTTGCAAATCTTCCAGGTCTTGCGCTTTATTCTTCATCTAAATTCCATCCTTCTTGGTTTTCTAAAAATTGTTTTACAGTCATTAATGTTTTTTTATTTGCTTTCATATTTTCCCCTTTCAATTTTTCGTATTATATTGATAAATATGAACTATATTTATTTAATACCTAAAATTACATAACCTTGAGGAACAAACATCTTTTCATCTTCATTTCTACCTAGAATATAAGTTATTTTTGCTATACATTCAGCACGTTGACTTTCCCCATTTTCATATCTTAGTAATATTAGAGTGTCACCTATTTGAAAGTTTCTGTCATCTTTTCTTACTTCAAAAGTTTTCATTCCATCACATACTGCATTAAAATATTTTGGTAAAGTTTTTAAAGTGTGTTTCATAATATCCCCCTAATCAATCATTCTTTATCTAACAAATCAAGCATTATTCTTTCTATTTCTGAACCTCTCATATTTGCTTTATCTCATAGGTCCTTTTAAGTTCCCATCCTCGACCTTTGAGTTTTGAATTGTGTATTTCTATTTCCTTTTTCAAATCCATATTTCCATTGCTTAACTTGTCTAATAATCCTATAACAACTTGTATTACGTCTAACGCTTTCTCTGCTATGTGTTCATTATCTGTTAGGGTTAATGCTTCCCTAAGTTCTTTACTCTCTTCATGTAGTTTCCTAGATATATCTTTAAATGTCCATTTGCTATTATCTAAATTCAATCTTTCGTTTTTATCTAAAACATATAGTTTAATCATGTTTGCCTCCTTAAATTATTTTTGTATTGCGTCATAAAAACTAGATTGGGTTTTAAAATTGCTTGATCGCTTTTGTTCTAATTCTTGTTGATAAATTGAAATTTGTACGTTTTGTGCCAAATCAGAATTAAATAATTCAACATATTCTTTTTTTATTTCAAAACCATATGATTTTCTGCCTAACATTTCCGCAGCAAGTAGGGTTACTCCGCTTCCGGCACAAGGATCTATTACCACATCTCCGATATCAGTAAAAATTGTTATGAGGTTTTTTATGACATTTATACTTTTTTGCGTTGGATGTATTTTGGGCGTTGTAGTATCTCTCTTATAATCCATGCAATTAAATACCATTTTCCTGTTATTATTGAATTTAGGTAATTTATCCCTATATAAGAGGATTGCATATTCACAATTCCCAACTATTTTCATATTTGCTTTTAATACTTGAGCTGAATAATTTTTCCTAAAAACAAGGTTAATATAATGATTAAATCCATATTCCTTGCCTTTTTGTATAAGCATAAATTGTTGTTCAAATTCACAAAATACAATCATGCAACCTGCTTGCCCTGGTTCTTTCGGCTCTTTTTTTAGCATTGTGTTGACAAAGTGCATAAATTCAGCTATTCTAAAGTCTTTATCGGTATCAAAGAAGGTTGTTTTTGCTAACTTGCTTTCTCCGTTTTTATTATCACCATCTTTATACCAGCCAGGATTTGAAGCATACGCATTAATCCCTATGTTATAAGGTATATCAGCAATTATTAATTGTGCTTTTGGTATTCCATAATGCTTGTAGTTCTGAAAATGATCATGATAAAGTTCCACAATGCATTCCTTCCTTCTTTATTTTTAATTTCTATATTTAAATTTACCTTTGCTGGTGTATTTTCAATTCTTTCCATGTCTACCGAGCACCATCAAATTCAATAGTTGCATCACGATTTAAGAAGTAACATGGCTTTTTATCTTTAATAGTCCAATAATATTCCTCATTGCAACCCTTTGATTTTTCCCAATTTTGACAGAAAATCACTTCATCACTCGCTTTGTATAAATAACTGCATTTATGCATTGCCTCTTGCTCACTGACACCTGATGGCATTATTACAGTTGGATTAATAACCTTTATTCCATATCTTATTTTTAAGAGTATTTCTACTCTCTTAGCATCTTTTATATTCATTAGTTTTTCACCGTATGTAGTATATGGATGTGATAAGTAGTAAAGTTTTAATTTATCTAACATTTTATTTATCCTCCCCAGTTATATTGTTTGGATCTACCTCAATCCAATAGAAAATAAACATTTGAGTTTCATATTTTTGTATTATGTTAATAATGTGATGCGTTTTCTCAAATTCACCGGACAGTTTTTCTATATCTTCAGCTTTTCCCATAAGTATTTTCACAGCTTTTTTGACTGTTTTATAGTTATTAAAATCCTCCAATTACTTAGCAAACTTTCTTAGCTTATAATCATATTTTTTACCTTCAAAAACGGTGATGTTACCTTCACATGGTACAATAATTCTTCTTGCAAGTGCTTCATCCAAGTTCAAAAGTATTTCCGGGGTACATTCAGAACTTATGACTATTGGCTTATGATTTATATACCTGAAATTTAAAATGGGGTATATCTGCTTTATATCTGCCTCTGTCAATCCAACTGAATAACCATTAATTTTTATTAAATTACCGTTTTTAAGCTTATCTCTAAATAAATCATCAATAATTAATAAATCAGCATTTATATATCTGCTAAAAAGTTTGTTATAATATCCCTCATTCAAAACATTTGATTTTAATTCTTTTGTTGCTTCTATGTATGGCATGTAAACAACTTTCAATGGCTCTTTATCTCTGTTTAGAAGAGTAGCTCCTACTGCAATTGCAATATGCGACTTACCTGCCCCAGATTGTCCCAACAATGCAAAGCTGTTTTTTTCACTATTCCTATTTAAATCAAAGTTTTCAATATATTTTATTGCCTTTTGTTTTACAACTTTTGTTAATTCGTCAAATGTTTCATAATTATTTAATTTTTGTATTTTATCAGGGTCAACACCAAAATTAATCCATAATTTTTTCAACAAATTAGTTTTATAACAGGAGCATCTTACATATTTATTTTCTGTTGTCTTTAACCAAGTTGTATCCCTACAAATATTACAATTATATTTTTCCTCTGAGTTTTGCGGAGTCGTAATAGTTTGAGACTTTTTCATTCTGTTTAATATTTTTTCTATTTCCATTAGATTCTCCTTTCCCATCCGTAGTCCAGTTTTTAAGTATGGTTTCCATATATGCTTGTATAAATCTGCCTTTTTTATTAATCACTATTTCAAGTGATTCTTTTACCCATTCATAAGTATAAGTTTCTATGAGTATATTTAATTCTGCTAAATGTTGAGTTATAGTTTGTCCAGGTTTAAGTTCTGAGTAATATGTGCATAATTCTAATGCTTTATCATTTTGAGATAAATCTCCTTTTTCAATCTCTCTCTCTATCTCTTTCTCTTTCTCTATCTCTTTCTCTCTCTCTTTCTCTCTCTCTCCGTTACATATTGTTACGTCAGTGTTACTATGTAACAATTTCTGTTTGTCTCTATACTTCCTAACCCTTTCAGCTACCTCGGTTTCGCTACCCATATTCTCCATTGCATAAGGCAAAAGAAATTCAGTATTGCTTATTTCTATTATCAATTTATGTTTTTGCAAAAATAGTATTGTCATTTTGACATTTTCTGTTTCTTCGTCAAGTTCCAATGCCATTTCTTCAATGAATGTATCTTCTATTCCGTCATATTCCAATTTGCCCTCATTTTTCAAACTGAGTAATTGAAGTTTTAAATAAATAATTGTAAAAGTATCACCTCCAGCTATTTTTCTAAGCTTTTTTATTTCTTTTTGAATAAAAAAACCGTCTTGTAATTTTAACCAAAAATATCTTTTGCTCATAAAACACCTGCTTTGATTGATTTATTTGTTTATGACATGATATAATTAATTAGTTTGTTTTCCCTTTAGAGGCTCTCTCCAGAGAGTCTCCTTTTACTTGCTCTTTTTCTTCTGCACATTCATCGCATAGCCCATTATTATCATCACGTTCAACCCAGCAAATACTTTTACCGCATTTATCACAATTCATTTTTATTCACCCCCTCAATTTAGATTAATTAGAAGTATTATTATTGGAATTAGAAACGCTGCTTTCCATCCTTTATCACCTTTCTTAAATTCTTTGATCATGATGTATAATAAAACTACTATGCTATAAGCTGTAATTAGTAACTTGGCTTCTTTGATCATTTCGATCCTCTCCTCCCAAAATCAATTAGTCTTAAATGTTGCCTAACCGCGCATTCACTCCTACTAAGGATTTTAGCAATTTCTTTATAATCTGCTCCTTTGGAGAATAAGTTAAGAAGTTTTTGGTCTTGAATATCATCCCATTTATAAAAATGTTTCTTTGGTCTAAGTTGATCTTTTTTCTTTCTTTGTTTAAACCAATCCGGTTCTGTTATCCAAAGAGAATATTTCATTTTTCTGCTATCCCAATAACCCTTATAACTTTTTAAAAATTCTTCTAAATCCTCAAGTTTTATAGAATATATTTTTTCATCAGTTTTCGCTCTAGTGATTTTTAAACCTTTATTGCCCCATCTTTTAACGGTCTTTGCTGTTATTCCTAAAAG